TAGTCAAGTATTATATTGGATTTATCAAATTAGTTAAGTTTTATCTCTAACTCGTTTCTAATTTGGTGGGACAACTTCTGGTTGTGAGTACTTAGTCGTTAAGTCGCTGATCAGCAACTAGAACTGATCCCTGGTCCTGTTGGCCGTTTTACGATACTGCAGGACCTGGGATCAGTCAACGCGCCGCCGCCGCTAGATCACAGACAGTCTGGCGTTGGCTGGTCGAGCCTCAAGCTTCAAGCTTGACAGCTGGTTCGGGATGTGTTACTATAGGATTATAAAGGAGAAATATATGGACAATGAAAACTTAAAAAGAATAGCAGACGCTCTGGAAGAGATCCTGCGGCTAGTAAAGCAGGATATGGAGAGAATGAAAAAATTAAATGACTAGGAAGATTGAGAGCCCAGTGGTTTTAATAAACCACTGGCGCTGGCTCGAGGCCAACGGTTACAAGAAGGAAGCGGCAAGCTGCAAGCGCCAAGCCGCAAGCTTGACAAGAAAACAATATAGGATTATAAAGGAAGTAGAAAGAAAAAATGAAAACAAGTGAAGCATTAAAAATTATAGGTGGGAGCTTAAGCAAGCCTTCAAAAATGCCTGGCTGGTCGATAGGTTTACCGGCCAAGGAATGCAAGACAGGCGGCAAGCTCCAAGCGGTCCCTGGCTCAGTCTGTTATGACTGTTACGCGCTCAAGGGTTGTTATGTTTTTAAGGTGGTCCAGGATGCACAATACAGGCGACTGGCAGCGATCAAGTCTCCGCAATGGGTCAACGCGATGGCTCACTTGATCAACAGCAAAAAGCCCGATGTGTTTAGATGGCACGATAGCGGCGACGTCCAGGACCTGGATCACCTTAAAAAAATTTACAAAGTATGCGAGCTCACGCCAGCAAAGCGTCATTGGCTCCCGACTCGAGAAGCTTGGATAAAGGACCACCTGAAAGACAAGCCCGACAATTTAGTCATACGATTTAGCGCTCCGATGGTGAACCAGCGGGCGCCTGAGTCGTGGCCCAATAGCTCAGAGGTAGTTGAAGCTGGCGCTACGTGTCCAGCTGCAAAGCAAGACAACGAATGCAGGGACTGCCGGGCATGCTGGGACCCTTCGATCAAAACTATTAAATACGGAAAACATTGAAATGTTTCGACATCCAAATTATTATAAAGAATTACG